AGGTCATGGTGTTCGAGGAGTTTGCAGGGCAGATCCAGCTGCAGAAGATGCTCAAGTTCCTTGATCCTTATCCGATGGCACTGGAGGTCAAGGGTGGGATGAGGCCAGCAATGTACGAGACGGTCATCATCACCAGCAACACCAGGCCTGACGGCTGGTACAGAGACGAGCAGGAGGGTGGCAAGAGGACGGACGCACTCCTTGCACTCTGGGACAGGCTAGGTTTCAAGAACGGGAACAACACCATCTGCAGAACCTGCGGGACCTACCTGGAGCCTGCTCAGCCTGGAGCAATCACAAAGCCTTGGCTTGACAGCACTCGCAACTGGTTCATGCAACAGCTCATGGGTGCCTGCGGCATTGCAGCGCACGATGTGCTTTCCGACGAGGCCATCTCCGACAGCGACACTGATTAACGTCAGGGCCGGTAATACTGCACCGGCCCTTAGTTAATCATGGTACTGGTACGGATATAATGACTTGGTACCATCCGTGACGTCATCGCGGTACCATCGCAGCACACTCTCCCACGTGGGTCACTATGTCTCGCTGGACTCATGGCTTGCGTCACTCTCCATCACGTTCCTAATCTAATGGCGTGGGCTTGGTCCTGCTAATTTCTCTAATTTTATATCCCTTACCCTAATCCTAACCTAAATCCTAAATTTCACGGAGATTTCATTGAAATTTCACTGGAATTTCACGCACTTTTCACTTAAATTTACACATCATGCAGGGAGATTGGGAAAGAAGGGTTGAAGGTCAGGGCGTAGTTCACTACGGCGTACTCGGGCAGCAGGGGCAGCAGCAGCAGCGTCTTCATCATCTAGACCACCAGCATCATCCATATCACCTTCAGTGTCAAGACGGCGAGTATCGCTACGCTGATTCATGATAGGAACACCAGAAGTAGACTCAATAGAACGCGTGGAGACAGAAGTGGCACTACCACCATACTTAGGGTTACGGAAGGTGAAGTAGTATGTCTGCTCAAGGAGAACTTGCACAGTGGTATTTGATGTGGGAGCAGCAGCAAGGCGCAGTCCAAACATAGTAAGCGGCGAGAAGTATCCAACCTTGTGTGGGTCCGAGTTAAAGTCGTTGTCATAGTACGGACCTCCATCCTGACTCGAGACGCTACAGTCATGGAAAACAGACCTCTCTTGGATATCAGATGCCCAACAGGAACGAGATGTCTTAGCTACACTGTTATTGATGGCACTGACAATGCTGGCGCTAGAGTAGTCAAAAAGGGAGGCGGTTGTGAGTTCGGGCTGTACAGCGTTTCGCACTTCATTCGAATTCCCCATACGATCATACGCAGTCACAACCTGAACAGCAGGGATGCCACCAGCGCCAATGGCGGTGACAATGCTAATCTTTGTCACTACACCGTCACACTTAACTTGGTCATACAAGCCCGTATACGCACGATACAGTTGAGAGGAAACAGCACCACAGGAAGCACGGGCATTGAGGCCAATGGCAGTATCAGAGTTCTGATACCAAGGAGAACTCGTAACAACAGAGGAGTCAAACGAACCATTCGCTACTGGGACCGAAAGCACTTTCTGGATGGGGACGCGGACGCGGATTCGGCCTCTACTCGACGCAGTAGACGACGTACCAGAGCGGCGGCGACGGTAGCGAGAGTACGCACCATAGCGGCGATAACGCGACCAACGACGACCATAGCGGCGTCTATACTTGTACACGTAGGTAGGCATTTGAGGCGTTCACTCACTCACAAAGACGCTAGGAGATAAAAATCAGAAGGAGAAACACACAGGAGAGGGTTTAAATGAGGGGATGGACAGTTGTGTTGTGGCATCTTCCATGCCATAATTGGATGCATGCAGCGAAAAAAGTGCGGCAAAACCAGCATTTAAGGCGTGGTGTTCCTTTCTTTGGTGTCTTCCTAATCCTCTTTTCTTTCCATGAATGACCGAGCAACAATGACGACAAGAGACGGCGCAGCTAAGCGGTGGTGCTTCACCATCAACAACCCTACGGACGACGACATGTTCTGGGAAGACGCAGAGCATCAGGAGCAGTTCGACTTCCTCGCAGTGCAGTACGAGGTAGGCGAGCAGGGCACTCCACACTACCAGGGCTTTGTCATCCTCAAGCGCAGGAACAGACTCACTTGGCTCAAGAGCAACTTCAACAGCAGGGCACACTGGGAGAAGACGAGGGGCACGGACTTGGAAGCAGCACAGTACTGCATGAAGGACGACACACATCCTCCAGGCTCGTACAGGTGGCGGTGGGGAACGCTCAAGGAGTGTCAGAAGAGAAGAAGCAGAGATGACCTAGAAGAGACAGTCATCGAAGAGGTGGATGACCTGAAGAAGAAGTTCAGGCCAGCAGCAGAGATCGACTCACAGGTGCTTGCACGTCCTGGGTTCCTTGCAGCATACAACGCAATCACAGCAGACCTCCTGGGGCCTTACAGGCCTAACCTGAGGATCATCACCTTGGTTGGTCCACCAGGAACGGGCAAAAGCTTCGCAATCAACACGCTCTTCCCCAAGGCAGGCAGGGCAATAATCGGGAACGGAGGCACTTGGTTCGCGAATCCTTGCAGCAAGGTCATGGTGTTCGAGGAGTTTGCAGGGCAGATCCAGCTGCAGAAGATGCTCAAGTTCCTTGATCCTTATCCGATGGCAC